TGAAAGGGAACTTAGAGCGGAAAAGGAATCCATTGCTGTTGATAAGTCTGACCTCTCCAGTCCAAAGCTGACGTCAGATGTTGTAGAAGATGTGAATCCCTATGATGAAAAGGTTCATATATACCGTCTTAGGTAAAAGTCCAGAGACAACTAGTAAGACACGCTAGGGTGTAAAAACCAAAGTTCCGACGGGGCCTGCGCTAGTGCCACCCACGAATCAGATACGACTAACCATGCACACGACTTTCGATAAAACGATCTTGTGCCGCGGTTATGCCCTCCAAGCGTCGTCTGTGATGGACAACGTGTTTGGAAAGTTTACGAACCTGATGCGGCAGAGTCCCAATTTCAATGATGGGATGGAGAAAATCCTGCTCTACATGGAGCAGGTAGTTTACATGACTTATGGTCTTGTTACGTCGACAACTAATGCCGACCGTGTGCGCCTTATCGGTGCATACTTGTTGTCAAAGTCCACTAAGAGCATTTCCGCTCGGGCTTTGGATTTCCTCACTGAAAATCTTCCAGATTTGTTCAACACTGATTATCAAGCGCAAGCCGGGGACTTGCGTGATCTGTTGGACAATTGGGATCGTGCCAACGAATCCCATATGGCGACTAAGCTTCGTGCTGTGGCGTCATACTGTATGGCCTTTAGTATTCTGGAGAACTTCGGTTTTTCATCTACTTTTGCTGAAATTATGTATGCGGAATTTCGTGTGCAGAAAGAAACCAAGAAGGTTACTTCTTTTATCTATTCGATCCTTGATGTGGTAGAATTTGTACTTTCTCGCGCTTCCATCTGTTGGGAGGAAAAGAGTTTGGGACCTTTGTTCCACTCTTCTAGTACTTACCTCGATTGGTATTCGCGTGTTGACGAAGTTCGTCACTTGTCTCGTACTCGTGGCGCACCCGATGATATGGAAGGTCTTCGTGATATTGAGTATTTCCGTCTTTTGGAGGATTGTATTGATCGTGGCGAATCGATGGTGAAGTTCACAAAGACTACTGCTGAGCGTAAGGCTATGCAGACCATCATCAATGAACTAAAGGTGCTCAAACACAATGGCGGCATTGAAGCTGCGATTTCGCGCCCTCGTGAAGAGCCTCTTGCTGTACTTGTTCCTGGTGATCCTGGTGTTGGTAAGTCTACCATTATTACCATGCTTGGTCAGATCTACGCCAATGTGCGTGGCATGAAGTTCACCCCAGAATGTCGCTTCGATCGCAATCCATTTGATGATTTTATGAGTGGGTTCAAATCGAGCATGTGGTTTATGGTCTTGGATGACGTAGCTTGCTTGGAACCCAACAAATGCCCCTCGGGTGATCGTTCTCTTGCTGATGTCATCCAACTGATCAATACGGCCCCTTATACTTCCAACCAAGCAGAGTTGGAGAAGAAAGGTAAGGTTCCTGTGTTAATCAAATTGCTTGTGGCAAACACTAATGTTCTGAATATGAATGTTTTCCACTACTTTTCACATCCTTCGGCTGTCCAGCGTCGCTTTAAGATGGTACTCACTCCCTTTGTGAAACCAGATTTTTGTCGCACTGACGCTGCGGGGAATCGAATCAATATGCTTGATGGTGACAAGGCAGGTGCTTGGTATCAAAACCAGCGCGCCCGTTATGGTCACGAGGTCATGCACGATTACTGGGATTTCGAAATCATGCAATGGCTCCCTACCCCTATCGGTGGACCAAAACAATTGGCAACCAACTACTACCCTTACGGTCTCGATGCTCAATCAAAACCAAACCGTGTGAATTTGAAAACTTTCGTTAGCTTTTATACGGAATTGATTACCAAACACATTGAGAACCAAATGCGCATGTTACGCACACTTAATGTTATCGATACGATCCACGTGTGCTGCCAGTGTAAAACCCTTGCTCAATTTTGTGATAGTCCCTTGTCACATGCAGAGAAGAATGCTGATGACTGTACCGACTGTGGCAACAAGAATTGCTACAATAAGCATCAATGTGGTATGTGCAGTCATGACATTTTCAAGTTCCGATGCGACGAGTGTCGCTCTGTGTGTGTTCACGGGATCCACCCCGCGGCATGTTCTGAAGAACATCATGTTGTGCTCCCTTCTCCCTACGTTGCCCAATCAGAAGAGAAGTGCAAGTGCAATCAGAAGGATTGTTTGTGGAAGGAATACCCTCAGGCTATTGGCGGTGTTTGTGACACTTGTCATTATTGTATGTCGGAAGAAGACATCATGGAGGGGTCTTGTACTGTGTGTATGGCAAAAGCTCAATATGCCCGCGAATATCATCCTCAATCGGATGACGTAGGTATGATGGGCTGGTTTACCCTCTACATCATTGCTTTCCTCATCCAACTCAAGCGTATTTCACAACAGGGCATCTATGCTATCGGTCCCCATGCAGTTACTGCAACTCAGCAACGCCTCATGGGCTACCGACGGGCGGGACTTACGCTCTCCAATATTGTTGAGTCCGTAGATTCCACCTACGCCCACATGTATGAGGAATGTGCCCGCATTAAGGCTGCTGTAGCGCGTGCTGGTGAAGCTGCCGGTAAATACCTTATGTCTCGTAAGCATGTGATTGGTGTAGTTGCGCTTCTTGCCATTATTGTGAAGATGAAGAAAATGGCTGGTAGCGAGATCTTTGTGTCTCTCCAGTCACAAGCTCAAACTCCTTCTCCAAAGGAAGAGAAGAAGGATCCCTGGAAGAATGATAACTACCATCTTACTCCGGTAGATGTTGGTCGTTTCTCTCCAAATTGGCAATCATGGAAACGCCAAGATATTGTGGATCGTTTGGGCAATAATCTTCTTGTTGCAGAGATTGCTACGGTAAATTCTCACCGCCGTACCCGCATTTTTGGTATCGCGGATCGGTACTATCTCGTGAACATCCATGCTTTCAATGGCAACACTGAAGGGACTATCTCTATTACTACATCCAATGCCGACGTGGCTTTGAGAGCGCTAGATTGCCCGTTCACAGCTGATCAACTAACTGAGATCGGACCTGACACGTACATCATGTTTATTCCCCAACTTCCCCCCCGGAAAAATGTGGTACACATGTTTGCTCGTGCATCATATATGGCCAAAACCCATGGTTTCTACCTCCAACGTAGTAATGATGGTGTTATCGGCACTTTCCCGGTGAGTAACGCTCGTCCCTGTCTCTTCATGAATAAGGACATCAATGGTGGAAACGCCTATCGTTGTTATGAGTCTACTGGCGAAATCCCTACTGAAGTGGGCTTTTGTGGCTCACCTCTAATTGGAGAATCTGCGCTTGGACCCGTCCTTATTGGTATTCATTCAGCAGGTAATTCCGCTAGGAGTTGTATCTCAACCGTGATCTCGCTTGAGAATCTCGAACGTTTCTTTTCGGATAAAATGATTGTTGATGCTTCCCCTATCGATTTGTCTGGTGGGGCTCAAGATTACCAACTCCAAGGCCTCAATGAAAAGAGTTGCTTCCGTTACCAACAAACCCAAATTGCGGTTGATTTGAAGGGATCCACCAATGCTCCTCGTAGCAACATGAAGAGCCGTGTTGTTCCGACAATTGCTTGCGACTACTTGGTCGCCGAAGAGGGTTATGAGGAAACCCATGGTGCTCCCATGCTGAGTGGGTATAAGCCTATCCACATCGCTGTGGCGCCCATGGTGGATCCTTCTTTCCCCCTCCCCTACAGTATTGTCAAGGAGGCGGTAACAGACTACTTTTCATCGGTAGAAAGTCGTTTGTCACCAACCGAATATGACATCCTGATGAAGTTGGATGTTGATACTGTTATCAACGGTGCTGATGGTATCCGTGGAATTGACAAAATCAACATGAACACTTCAGCAGGCTTTCCATATCGCAAGAGTAAGAAGGAACTCTTCGTGGAATCTAATGGTAAGTGGCTGATGTCGGAAAAATTGTGGGATGCCTACAAGAAGGGTATGGCAATCTACAAAAAAGGAGCGCGTAATAATTTTATTTTTACTGCAGCGCTCAAGGATGAACCCCGTCCATTTGACAAGATCCTGGAAGGAAAGACTCGTGTTTTTACCGGCCAGAATGTCACGCACCTTATCATTGGACGTCAATACTATCTGTCGTTCATTCGTTTGATGCAGCGCAATAATATTGCGTTCGAGAATGCGGTGGGTTGTAATGCCCATTCGGAGGATTGGGATAAAATTGCTCATTATCTCGTGGATTTTGCTGAAAACTATTTCGATGGTGATTACAAGAACTACGACAAGAGTATGATGAGTATGGTAATTATGGAGATTTTTGATCAGATCATCGATTTCCATCGGCGTCATTCCCACATGGATGAGGAGGATTTTCGTGTAATGCGCGGTGTTGCCTATGATATCGCGTATGCTTACGTGGATTTCTTTGGGGACATTGCAAGTTTCCTTCGCAACAACCCGAGTGGTCATTTGCTGACCGTTATCATCAATTCCATCTGTGGGAGCACTTACCTTCGCATTGGATACGCTAAGGCCACTGGTATGCCTATGAGTTCTTTCCGCGAAAACATCCACCCTATTACCTACGGCGATGACGTTATCGTCGCTGTTCGTTCTACCTGTCGTTCTTTCAACTTCGAGACTTATCGTGCCGCCATGGCACAGTATGCTATTGTTTTCACTCCAGCCTCAAAGACTGGGGATTCCTATGAATTCAAGAGCATGTCGGATTTGGATTTCCTCAAGCGGGTTTTCTCCTTTAATGAACGTTTGAACCGCTACACTAGCCCCCTTAATGTCAACTCGATTCAGAAGAGTTTACTTACATGTGTTGCTTCTAAAAGCATTACTAAGGAGGAGCAATTTGTGGCAACTTTGAGCAGCGCTCACCGTGAAGCGTGGCAACACGGCGAGCAATACTTTGTGGATTTTGACAATCTGTGCAAGCGCTTGATTGTTCGCTTCAAGTTGCAGGCTTATGTCACAAAGTCCACTTTTCTCACCAGCGATAACTTGCAAAAGTACTATGCTGGTGAAACCACATTTGTGACTACATCCCCGAGGATTCTCGGTGATGATAGTTACATCCTACAGAGTAGCTCGGTGTCTACTCTTCCCAAAAGCGACCACCGCAGTGATGTTAGTTACTGCCTCTACCTCGATAGTGCTGAGGAGGAGGAGAATGGAACATCATTGAAGACCTGCCTGGGCAATCCCCAAAATCCATTTTCATGGAAGGTATGGCTGGTCACCATCTGCACGATCCTCGCTGCCACAATGATCGCAATTGGCAGTGAGCATAGTTCGATCGCTCAAACAAATAATAATATTCAGAATACCGACCCCTCTGCACATTTTACTCCTACAGATAAGATCATTAATGATCAGATTCTTGTTGGTGTTATGGGGGAGGGTGTATCAACCGCATCTACAAATTATAATCCGCACGGTACCTCTACTCCAGTACCTATGGACCTGGCAGAATACTTGCGACGTCCCGTTGAAATTGAAAACATCACCTGGTCGTCATCATTGAATCCCGCCAAATATAATGATGCACTTAAGACATGGCTTGCTATCCCATCGGTAGGACGCAAACTGTCTAATTACGCTTTCATGCGCGGCATTTTTTGCATTCGCGTAGTGGTGGATAGTAATCCATTTTTCTTTGGTTGTTTGCATGCCAGTCTTCTGGCTGGTGGACGTCCGCTTAAGAATTTTCCACCGACTCCATCTTCCCTGTATGATAGCTATTTTACCCAACGACCCGGTGGTTATATCAATCCAGCTTTTGATAAAACTATTGAATTATCGTCACGATTGATTCATCAGGGTGAGTGGTGGTCGTTGAAATATACAAGAACAGGATCAGGTGAAACAGTCGTAACTACGTACCCGGAAGTAGGAGCTCAGATGAGCATTATCACATTGAGTAATTTGAAGTATGCGGGTACCGCTACTCCATCTATTACAGTGCGAGTTTATGCTTGGATGGAGGATATCGAACTAAGTGGCA